CCCTGGCGATCAGCTACAACCTCGGTGCTCATGGTGGCCGGCGACGGTTCATCGGTACCCGGTACCACTTCGGCGACACCTACAAGACGCTGATCGAGCGGGGCACGGCAGAACCAAGGATTTACCCGGCAACGGATGACGGCAAGGACACCGGGAACCCGGTTTTTTTAACCAGGGAGTCATTAAATGAGAAGAGACGCGATATGGGCCCCTATGTTTTTGGTTGCCAAATGTTGCTAAATCCGTCCGCAGACGCCGCACAGGGCTTTAAAGAGGAGTGGCTGTCATATTACGAGACGGAGCCGAGGATGGGCGAGTTGAACATCTATATCGTCGTCGACCCGGCCAACTAGAAGAAGAAGGCCTCGGACTATACGACCATGTGGGTTGTCGGGTTGGCCACCGACCAGAAGTATTACCTGCTCGACGGCATCCATGACCGACTGAACCTGACCGAGAGGACCAACGCGCTCTTTGAGCTGCACGGGGAGTATACGCCGGACGGGGTTGGCTACGAGCATTTTGGCATGCAGGGCGATATCCAGCATATCGAGGGGGAGATGGACCGGCTGCGTTACCGGTTTGAGATCACCCCGCTCACCGACTCCACGCCCAAGGTGGATAGGATAAAAAGACTGGTGCCGCTCTTTGAGCAAAAGCGCATCGTCCTACCGCGATCGATATGGCGCACCAACTACGAGGGTCGCCGGGTGAACATTATTAACGATCTGATCGAGGATGAGTACAAGCCGTTCCCGGTCATGTCTCATGATGACATGCTCGACAACCTGGCGAACATCCGCCACCCGAAGATGATCATGGCTTTTCCGCGTGGCTCGCGTCGTAAGCAAAAGGAGTCATGGCAGGATAAATTAAAACGCAAGATTGCCGCCACCTCCGGGTCCGGCAAAACCTTTATGTCGAGCTGATATGAGCAAGAGCCCAAAAAACATCGAGTCAGACGAGGACGCCGCCCGGATCAACATGGCCAGGTACGATTACGCCATGAAGAGTGGGCACCGCGCCTATATCGAGCGGGCCAGATACAACGAGGATATGTACCTCGGCGGCGGCCTGCAGTGGCGCGAGCAGGACCGGCTAGCCATGGGCGATCGGCCAATGGTCGAGCTTAACCATATCCTGCCGGCGGTCAACACCGCCACGGGCCTGCAGCTGCACTCCCGGGTGGATATGCAGTTTCTCCCGGCAGGCGGCCAGGCGGACCAGCAGTCGGCAACGGTAATGAGTAAGGTGGTCGGGCAGATCTGCAACCAGATCGACTACCACTGGGCGGAGAGCCAGGCTTATGAGGACGGGCTGATCCAGCAACGCGGTTATCTTGATTTCAGGATGGATTTCGCCGGCAACATGAAGGGCTCCATCGAGCTCGAGATCCTCGACCCGATGGACGTCAAGCCGGACCCGGACGCCAGGTCATACGACCCGAAATATTGGAATGATGTCATCATCGATCGCTGGATGACCTATGACGATCTCGCCGAGAGATACTCGGCAGAGCTGGCCGATCAGGTCGAGCAGCAGGCGGACGCCTATTACGGTATGGACGACAGCTTCCTTGGCCGGCCACACTTTAACGAAGACTCCGACGGCACCGGCTTTGACGGCTGGGTGACCCAGGACGGCGATGACCGCTCGACGCGGTTGTACCTTGTCATAGATCGCCAGCACCGCCGCGTCTCGCGGGGCAAGGTCTTTGTTGCCTGGACCGGCGAGGTGACGCCGCTTGATCTGATGGATGAGGCGGACATTGCCCGTTCCCTGGACGGCGGTATCGAAACCATTATGAACTACCGACGCATCATGTGGACCGTCACCTGCGGCGCGGTGGTGCTGCACAACGACTGGTCGCCCTATAAGACCTACACCACGGTACCGTACTTCCCCTATTTTCGGAGAGGACGCACCCGGGGCATGGTCGACAACCTGACCAGCCCCCAGGAGCTGGAGAACAAGAGCAACACCAATTATCTGGAGATCCTCGGCAGCACCAGCAACTCCGGCTGGGACGTGCCCGAAGGCGTCATGATCAACATGGAACCGGAGGACCTGGAAAAGAACGGCTCGAAGAACGGCCTGGTCATCGTTTCCAAGGTCAATCCCGCCGGGCTCAAGCCGACACGTCGGGCGCCGAACCCGATGCCTCTTGGTACCGATAAACTTATTGATCGGGCCGAGTTCGCCATCAAAACCATTTCTGGGATGAGTGACGCGCTGCAGGGCCAGCATGGCAACGAGGTCTCCGGCAAGGCAATCCAGTCCAAGCAGTATATGGGCCAGACGCAGATGGGCCGACCGCTGGACAACCTGGCATTCACCAGGCGGCTTGCGGCAAAGAAGATCGTCGAGTTGGTGCAGCAGTTCTACACCGAGGAGCAGGTTATCCGCATCATGGATATGGACACCAACAAGGTCAAGGAGGAGCTGGTCATCAACCAGGTCACCGTCGACGGCATCCTCAACGACGTGACCATCGGTACCTATGACGTGGTCATCTCCGAGACGCCGACCCATGCAACATTCGAGAACGGCCAGTTTGATCAGCTGATGGCCATGCGCGAGTCCGGGGTGCAGATCCCCGACGCCCATGTCATCGGCGCATCAAGCTACGCCAAGAAACACGAACTGCTCGAGGAGATTGAGGCGGCCAGTGCGGCACAGACCGAGGATCCGATGACCCAGGCAGAGACCGACGAGAAGGTAGCCAGCGCCGAGCTCAAACGGGCTCAGGCGAGGAAGGCGATGGCCGATGCGGTCAATACCTCGGTCGAATCGAAATACAGTGCGGTGCAGACGGCAGGCGTCATCGCCGCCCAGCCGACCACCGCACCGCTTGCCGATGTGCTGCTGCGTTCCAGCGGCGACATAGATATGGATAAGCCACCGCTCCTGCCGGAATACCCGATGGATGGCCAGGAGGTTTTCCGTGAGGAAGGCCAGCGCCCGACCGAGTTCCCGGCAGGCGCGGCAGCTGATTTCCCCACCAACACCAACCCATTAACCCCGGTACCGCCACCGGATCCACCGTCCCCACTTGTCGGCGTACAGCAGGGGATAGAGACCAAGGTTATTGACTGATAACAGGAGAGACGCATTGATCAACGAGGGATTCATCGACGGCGACGCAACCATTGAAAACAACTTCACCCACCACGTTCCTGGCGAGGGTGACGCCGAACGTTACGAGGCGATCAGGGACCAGGGCAAGGAATTTGCCTACCTGCTCCTCGACATCGCACCAGCCTCGGTAGAGCGGGGCAACGCCATACGAAAAATCGAAGAAGCGGTCTTTTGGGCCAACGCGGCCGTGGCCAGAAACTGATCAGCAACTGACAACCTAGATAAGGATATTAAACCATGCCGGTGGATAACGATAATTTGATAGCAGAAGAAGAGATGTTCGTCATGAGTTTTGACACTCTCAAGGGCGAGGTGCCCGAAGACGTGGCCATGGCCCGTGGCGATATGCCCGACGAGGCCGACCTGGAAAAACCGGTCGAGCTGATCCTCGATGAGGACAAGCCGGAAGAGGACGAAGAAGATGTCCAGGTGGAACCGGAGAAGGAAGAGGATCCGGCGGCCGTGGAGCAGGAGGAGGAACCCGCCGCTGAACAGGCTGCGGAGGAGATCGTGGTGGAAGCCGAGCCGGAGAAGACCACACCGGTCAACGTACCCTATGGCCGATTTTCCGAAAAAGTCGTCGAAATCAACTACCTCAAGCAAAAGATCGCCGACCTCGAGGCCGCCCAGAATTCGCCGCACGTGGCGCAGGACGGCACCCAGGCCCCGGCCTTTGATATCAAGGCAAAGTACCAGCAGTACGCCGATCTGGTCGCCGATGGCGAGACCAAGGAGGCGGCGCAGGTTATGTTCGAGATCGATCAATATAAGGAGCAGCAGTCAGAGCTGCGCATCCTGAAAGGTATCGAGACAAGCAAAGACGTGGCTATCGCCCAGGATGTCGTCGACGATATCCTGCAGTCGCACGGGGAATGGTTTGCCAATCAGCGCAACAACCAGGCCTTTAACCGGGCCAAGATGGCCTATATGCGCGAAGACGGCATGTCGTTGTCCCAGGCCCTGACCGAGGCACGAGAGGTGTTTTTTGGCGAACGGATCAAGGCAACGGCGCCAACCGCACCAGCGATCGATGCCGGCAAGGAAAAGATCGCCGAACTGAAGGCGGCGCAGCAGAAGAAGGCTATCGAGACCAAGGCCAATGCGGCCAAGCAACCGATGTCCATGAACGTCGGGCGGAGCAACCGTGACAAGACGGCCGACCCGGCCGCCAACGCCCTGGCTATTCCAGAGGCGGAGTACAAAAGCATGTCGCTGAAACAGAAGCGACAGAACAGGGGCGATTTCGTTTAACCCCCGACAGGAGGGATGGCGGGCTTAGATAGCCGCCATGCCTGTAGTACGACCAATCGTGGCGCGTCGTTAAAGGCTCCAACGTTACAGCCCCCAGCAAGCGTTATTGCTGATCCAGGTCACCACACGACCGTTAATAGTGCGGAAAAACAATCATATGCACACGTTTTTCTAACCATTAATTGGAGATCACAATGAACGCTACAAACTTTGCGGCACTTACTTCCGAACAAAAAACCTATTGGATGCGCGAGGTCTGGACCTATATGCGCTCCGAGTCCTTCGTCGCCAAACTGCTCGGTACCGGCACCAACAGCTGTATCCAGCACATCAAGGCCCTGACCAAGACCGAGAAGGGGACCCGGGCGATTATGCAGCTGGTTGCCGACCTCAGAAAGCGCGGCGTTGCCAATGACAACGAGCGGGAAGGGAAAGAAGAGGCACTGCAGAACTACGACATCGACATCAACATGGGCCTCATCTCTCATCAGGTGAAGAATAAAGGTAAGCTGTCTGACCAGAATTCGGTCATCAACTTTCGCGAGACCGCCAATGACCGGCTAAAATATTGGTTGGCAGAGGCTATCGACACCATGGCATTTCTAACCCTGTCCGGTATCAGCTACAACTACAACCTCGACGGATCCACCTACTCCGTGGAGGAAGACGAGGAAAACCCCTGGAGCGAGTTGTCCTTTGCCGAAGATGTCACTGCGCCGTCAGCCGGCCGCCATTTCTATTTCAATGGCACCGACCTCATCGACGGCGACACGGCGGCGATCACCTCCGCCTGCACGCCGAAATACGGCATGCTTGTTGACCTCAAGGCATATGCTCGTACCAGCCACATGAAACCACTGCGTATCGGCGGCAAGGACAACTATATCTACCTTTGTGATCCTCGCGTGCTTGCCGGATTAAAGAAAGACGGTGATTTTCTCTCTGCTGTCGTTCAGGCAGGCGCGCGCGGAAAAGACAACCCCTTCTTCTCCGGGGCCACCTTTACCGTCGACGGCCTGATCATCATGGAGCACGAGAAGTGCTTTAATACCAAGGGCGCAGCAGCCTCCGCCAAATGGGGATCCGATGGCAACGTCGACGGTACCCGTTCGCTGTTCCTTGGCGCCCAGGCGCTCGGTATGGTCGATGTCGGCGCACCGGACTGGATCGAGAAGACCTTCAACTACGGGGCTGTCCAGGGTATTTCCACCGACAAGTTTATCGGATTCCGTAAGCCGCGATTTGACAACCAGTACACGAAAAATGCCGACGAGGACTTCGGCGTGGCCTGTGTCGATTTGTTTCTGAAGTAGACAGTCTTTTTTTTGATGGCGGCTACCCCTGACCGGATGGCCGCCATGTAACGATACGCAGCACCCTATCAATCACAAAGGAGCACACCATGTCCGCAAGTTTAAAAGTACGATCCGAGGGGATACAGTCCCCCATTTACCGCGTTGCCAAGTTTGATTTTACCGATTTCCCAGGCACCGATTTTGTCCCGGTCTTCGATATCCCCGGCGACGCAATCCCCACCGGCGGTTTCCTGGTTATCGACACCGTGTTCGGCGCAGGTCAGACTCTGGCGGTCGGTATAGCAACCGACACCGACGCCTACCTGACCGCGACCACCGCAGCGGCTGCGGCCAAGACCGCGCTCAATGCCACATTTTTAAACGGTGGCAAACCACTCGGCAGTCGCAAGACCGTTGGGTTGACCGCCTCGGCCGCGCTCACGCTCGGTAAGGGCTACCTGGTCCTCGAATATGTCTGTGTTAATCGCAGCCAGGGTACCCAGGGCTAAACAGGCTGTAACCAGGCTGTAACCAGGCTGTAATAAATCAACACGGGTGGACAGGATATCGCTCCTGCCCACCTGACTCATCATTTTGGAGGAAACAATGCCGGAACAATATAAAACAAAAAAAGGCCAGGATCCCGTTCGCCTGGCATCAACGTCTGGACACGTCATCATCATTGGAGGCGACTGGCGCGAGGTGCCGCCGGCCCTTGAGCTTGAGGCGTCCCGGGCCGGCCTGCTGTCAAAGACCATCTTCAATATGGCTCTCGAGGAGGCCA